TAGTCCAGAATGCCGACGCTTGCGCCCTGTTGCGCTTCGCCGAATTCACGCAGCATCCCAAAGGCGCAGGCGCCGCACTCCGTCGACGTTCCCGCAACCGTTATCGTCAGCTCGATGTCGCTATAGGGGGGTATGTTGTCGACCAGCACCTCGCCGATCTGCGTAAACGGCTCGAAAAAGTAGTCGTACCAGTCGAGCACAATCTCGTCCTGCAGCGATTGCTCATAACGGAACACCTCGGACCCGCCGGACTCGCCGACGACCGTCAAGTCCGTGCCTACCAGTCCCGCAAAACCAATTGCGCCGAGCAGCCCGGGCGTGAGCACGACGGACAGATCGCCGGCACGGCTCGTCACCTCGGACACCGTATCGGTGAACATGTTCTGCGGATCAGTGCCGTTGCTCGACACAAAATGAGTGCCCTGCACGTAAGCTGTGCGCTGCATTACTTTCATGCGGCCGTTGTCCTCAACGATTCGCCGTCACGCGTCACGCGCTGCCATATCTTAAGCTGCTTCGACATCATGACCGCCAGCGCCTGCAGCTCCGGCTGCCCCATGTTGCCGCCCAGAATCGCGCGCGTGTCTGCCGCGTTGTGGACGTATCCAGGCTGATTGAAGCGCACAAGCTCCGGCCCTTCTTCGCCGACAATGGCCAAGCCAGGGGATGCGTGCCCGCCGTCGGCAAACTCCGGCACAGGAGGCTGCCCGGTGGACAGCACGCGAACGCTGAAGGTCGACGGAATGCGCGCTGCCGCGCTGTCAAACCGGCCAGCCGCTGATCCGAGATTTTGCGCCGCCTGGCCAAACGGTCCCAGCGAGTCGAATACCTGCTGATTCAGCGTGGCAATTTCCGCTACAGTGGACTTGATCTGCTCGGGATCGGCGAGGGTTTGCAGCTCCTCGACCAGCGCGTTGATCTCGGACTTCCGCGCCTTGCGCAATTCTTCCTCCGACATAATCGACTGTCGGATATTGTCGGCACTGGCGCCCGTAATGCTTGTGATGGCGTCGGAGGCTTCCATCAGCGCCGTCGCCATCTGGTACGTGAGCTGTACGTTTTTGCTCAGCTCGCCGGACAGGTTCTGCGTCGATGCGACGCTGCCGTCGTAGTCGGCGATTAGCGTGCGCAGGCTGGCCGTCTGCGCAGCGTAGCGCTCGCCTAGGGTCATGCTCGTGGCTTCGTAGGACTGCCGCGCCGCATCGACTGCGTCGGTGTTCATGGCAACCGACAGCGTCGTCAGGGCGCCCGCCATGGCGATTGCCTGGTCGGCCGTGCCTTTGAACTGGTCCAGCAGCTTCAGCGCGCTGTTAACGAGCACGCCCTCGGCCTCGACCAGCGTCGCGGCATAGGCCGTCGTCTGCTCTGCGGTGCCATCAAAGGACAGAATCAGATGCCGCAGCGCCGGGTCCAGATTAGTCGCGCTGTGCGTGATGCGGTCAAGCGCATCGATGATCAGCGCGTCCACGTCCTCGCCAAACTTCACGCCGTTCAGATGGAAGCCGGAGCGGTCCGATACGCCGACATCAATCAGGCCCGACGAGCCGCCAATGAGCTGCGCGAAGCCGGCAAGCTGCTGCACCACGGCCGTCGCCTGGTCTTGCAATTCCTGCGACGCGCCGCTGCCGCGCAGGCCCGTGCTGGACGTGATGCCACCAGATGACAGGTCCAGGACTGCCGTGCCTGTGCTGTGTGACGGCCTGCTGCCGCCAAACAGCGAGCCAAGTCCGCCACCGAGCAGGGCGCCGGCTATTGCCCCGACCGGACCCGCCGCGGCTCCGAGCATGGGAAGAAGCGTGCCGCTGGCCGCTGTGCCGCCGATGCTGCCTACCGCCGAGCCTATCGACGTTCCAGTGCCGCCGCCAAACAAGGCCGACGCCCCTATGCCGCCAAGCAGGCCCGCGCCGCCGGTCAACAGAGAGCCCAGCCCCACCGAACCACCACCGGCCATCGCGAGCGTGTTTTCCAGTCCAGTGAAGAACTGAGCGCCGCCTGCGAAGTTGAGCGACTCCATCAGACCAGCGCCGCCCTGCAGGAAGTTGGTCACACCGCCGCCAAGGCTGCCGATCATGCCGCTCACCCCGCTGGATAGCAGGTTGCCAATTCCGCCCGCCGATGTGATGGCGTTCGACAGGCCGCCCAGGCCGCCCGCGGCGGCCCCAGCGCTGCCCAGGCCGAACGCTGCGCCGATGGACATGACGATAGGCCGGGTGATGGCAATGTGCGCCAGCTCGCCCATGAGTCGCCGCAATGCGTCCTTGATGCCGTCCGCGAAGTCCGAAAAGCTGTCGAAGGCGCCGACCCAAGCATCGGAAAAAGCGGTGTCGATTCGCTCAACGACGTTTTGCAGCGCCTGATCGAATGGCCCTTCGAGCTCCTTGCGCGTCGCCTGCAGCTTTTCCGTTGCGCCCTCGCTTTTCGTCTCGACCATGCCGGCCGCTTCGGCAAGATTCAGCATGCCGTCGGAAGTGTCGAGGCCCACCGCCGCCAGCTTCTGCCCGGAATCAACGGCGTCGCGCTGCGCCTTGTCGAGCCTGTCCACCGAATCCGCTGCGTCGTCGGTGGCTTCTGTCTGCAATACGGCGGCGGCTGCCGCCTCTTCCTGCGCGGCCCGCGCGGCATCAATGCGGCTGCGCAGCGTCGCCGCTTTTGCCTCAAACGCATCAAATGTTCCGTTGATCTTGTTCAGAGTGCCGCGCCATCCCGTTGTTTTCTTTTCGACATCTTCGAGTTTCTGCTCAAGTCGCACGATGTCATCGCCTGCGATGCCGTTGATTCGGGCGGCCATCTCCTCTCCGAGAAACTTGGCAAAGTCGGTGAGTCCGCCCATTACTCCGGCAGTGGCCCCGGCAACCGACAGGATCGCGCTCGCAAGCTCTTGCATAGAACGCTTGAAGCCGGGATCTCCCACGAGCTCCTCGAATTCGCTCATAGCCTCCATGAGCGGGCCGGTCTCGACGTTGCCGAACGTGTCTAGCAAATCGTTGCGGACGCGTGTCATCGCCCGCCCGACCGTGTCCGGCATCTTTCCGAAATCTTCCTCGATGGCGCCGGCCATCTTCTGCAGGGCCGCGAGCATGGCCTCGGATGTAACCTCGCCGTCCACGACCATGCGGCGCAGCTCGCCCCGCGTCACATCCATACCTTTCGCAATCTGGTCGAGCACGTACGGGGTCTGCTCGTTGATGCTGTTGAATTCTTCGGCCCGCAGCACACCGCCGGCAAGCGCCTGCGAAAACTGCACCATTGCGCGCTGCGATTCCTCCGCGCTGGCGCCGCTGACGATGAATGCCTGGTTCAGCGATTGCGTGATGCCGAACAATTCATCCTGAGAAAGCCCAAGCTCGCCCGTAGATCGCGCAAGTCGCGTGTACAGCGTGACGGTCGTCTGCAGGCCGACGCTGGTCTGCTGCGACAGCTCCAAGCTGCGCCGGTACACGTCATTGAGCGACTGTTGACTATTCGTGACCAGGCCAATCTGACCCCGCATGGACGCCATGCGGTCCGTTGCGCGCACGATCTGCGTGGCGGCTGCACCAATGCCCAGCGCCGACAAGGCTGCGCCCAAGCCCTGAAACGACCGCGACAGTCGATCAACTGATCTATTTGCCTTGCCCAGCGTCGTCAGCTTGCTCTGTGACTTCCCGGCAACGCTGCCGAGCTTGTCAAGCTCAGAGCGCGCGAGCGTGATGCCGTCCTGCTTTATCTCCAGATACGACAGCGGCGCAGCGCCAAACGCAGACGGCGAGCACTGGCCGGCTTCCTGCCAAAAAGCCGCGATGTAATCCGCGCTTCCTACGTCCGGGAAATCGAGCAGCGGGCTTTCCGGATCAGTCTGCCGCAGTTGGTCGATCCGCTGCATATCGCCACCCTCCGGGACGGCGGCCAGCCATCCCAGGTGACGGGCGTATAGCAGCAGATCGCCCGCGGCTACTTCAAAAAATTGGAGCGATCCTCGACGAACTCGTCGACCTGCTCGCGCACGAATGGCAGCTCGCGATACACGCGCGCCGCGTTGTCCGGGGTGCATTCGAGCGCCTCGCCTTCGAGTACGACGTTTTCCCAGGCTACCGTCACGGCGGCGAGCAGATCGGCCGACTGCTGCTCGAGCTGTTCAATGCTCGCGCGATTGTTCTTTCCCTTGCGCATGGCCGCGTTCGCCGTGTTGCGCATGAATCGGCGGTACTCGGGCGCGTCGCGCCCCAGCAGCGTAATGGTGATTGGCTCGCCGTCCTCGTTGTGCAGCAGCTCATCGGTGACGGGGTGACGCAAGTGCAGCTTCTGGCCGCGGGCGGCGAACTTCGCCGGGTTGATGCTTTCAAGGTCCATAACAGGGACTCCCTTCGGACGAAAAAAGGGCGCCGAAGCGCCCGAGTGTCATGCAGCGGGGAACGCCCCGCCGCAGGTTACGCGGCGACCGTGATGATCGGCGACGTGATTTCGATGCGCGTAGAAGCACTGGTGATCGAGTTGTTCTCGCCCAGCCCGGTGCGGTAGCTCATCACCTTGCCGCGGAAATAGGCAATGCTGCCGTCGGCCAGCGTGACCTCGAAAGAATAGTCGCTGCTGGAATCCAGCGCCTCGAGCAGCACCACCTGCCCGGCATCGTCAACAACTCGGCCCATGCTCAGCTCAAGCGCCCCATAGTTCACGGCACCCTTGAACTTGTACACGACCGAGTCCGACAGGGGGGTATGTGTCACCGTCTCATATTCGGCGCCGAACTCGCCCATGTTCACAATTTCACCGACATCGGTGAATGTGAGGGCGCCAAAGCCGGTTGCGGTCACAGCAGCAGGCAGTGAGGCAGTAATTGCCAGGGTGCTGCCCGCACTGGAAAATGCGTTCGTAGTCATTGCGTGTCACTCCTTCGTGAATGCGTCGTACGGGATAACGACCGCCACTTGCAGCCAAGCACCGCGAGGCAGGGCGGGTTCGATTGCGGGAACTCCCAGCGTTACGGCGGTATTGCCGCGGGTCAGTCGCAGGAATTTCGGAAAATGCGCTGCTACTGCGTCGGCCTGCGCAAGCGCGGCACCAGGGCCGTCGCCGGAAGGCGCGAAAACGTCGATTTGATAGATGCCGGTGGTGCGCTCCGTGTCGCCGGACGCCATGCCAACGGCCGAAAAGGCGCCGGGCAGATTGGTCGGGCGCAGGTACGTGGTGCCTTCCGTGGGCGTATAGCGCACGTTCTCCCAGGCAATCGGGGGCGCGGGCGCAAGGGTGGCCAGGCGGCCATCAAGGGCCGCTTGTATTTCGGTGAACTTGGACACTTACAGGGCCTTCGTTGCCTGCAGAATGGCGCGCGCCAGCATGCGCCGCGGACGGTTGCGGCCGTTTCCGACCTCGACCGGCACCGCATAATCGAGGTTGTTGGTCAGCCAAAATTCCTGCTCATTGCGTAGGCGCATGGCCACGCCGCTAATGGATGAGCTTGCAATGGTGGTGTCAAGCGTGCCGCTTGCCGGATTGCCTATGGTGGCTTGCCAGTTGGCGCGCAGCCGGCCCGTATCGACTGGGGTATTGCGAACTGCGGCGTTTGTCAGCGCGACACAGCGCGCGCGGAATTCATCTTC